GATCCTGTTGATCCTTGAACGCTGGCGCCTGTTGATCCTTGAACACTAGCACCTGCTGATCCTTGAACACTAGCACCTGCTGATCCTTGAACGCTGGCGCCTGTTGATCCTTGAACACTAGCACCTGCTGATCCTTGAACACTAGCACCTGCTGATCCTTGAGATCCTGTTGATCCTTGAACGCTGGCGCCTGTTGATCCTTGAGATCCTAGCGTTCCTTGAATTCCTTGAGTTCCTTGAACACCTTGAATACCTTGAATACCTTGAGTTCCTTGAACACCTTGAATACCTTGAATACCTTGAGTTCCTTGAACACCTTGTGGTCCAAGTAATTGTGGATTAGAGTTATTAGCGCTGAATGATATATTAGCAAAACCACTTAAACCACCACCGACACTAACATTCATCGAGGCTGTATTAATAAAGTTTAATTTGACACCATTAAGTAATGTTCCACTATTAGCAGAAACAGCTGCTGTATTGGCTGCAGCAACAGCACTATCAAATGCAGTTTTTACTGCTAGCGAAGTTGCTGAATTTGATGTTGATGTGCTAGTAACAGATGAAGACAAATCTGCTGCTACTAGTAAATTGCTATATAGAGCAGGATTAGCGTCATTTGAAGTTGCTTGCCATGCTGCACCAGCCTCATACCAACGAAGAGTTGCGTTTCCAGTGGCAGCAGCGCCTCTATCAACGCTATAATGACCGTCTCCTGCTACGGCGCCACTTCTTAATGTAATTCTATCGAATGAGGAGACAAGAGGCGCAACGGTAACAAGGGTGCCATTAATTGTAACGTCACCAAAATTAGCATCACCATTTCGAATCCAACGAGTTTGAGAAGTGCTTAAATTAATATTTGATGCTGTTAATTCGCCAGCGACATTTGCTGTTCCGCTGATATATGCGTTTTGAGTAACATTAACATTAGATGATATGTTTGTGTTGCCAGTGATGGTTGCAGTGCCAGTAACCGCAAGAGTTCCTAGAGTTGAAACGCCACCGACGGTTAGTGTTCCAGTGACTGTAGCATTTTGTCCAACTGTTACGTTTCTAGAAACTGAAAGATTAGAAGAAAGTATTGTATTTCCAACAGCTGTTAATGTCCCACCTACAGTTCCTGAGCCAGTAACACTCAAATCATTTCTTGTGATTGTTGTTCCAGTAGTAGATCCAACACGAACTGTTGTTGCGGTTCCACCAAGATTTACTACTGTTGATGTATTTGCAATATTTGCAGTTGCAGTTGAGGTAATGTCACCACCAGAAACCGCAAGGTCTCCAGCAATTGTAGTGGTTCCAGCAGCTGCACCCATATTAAGTGTAGTAGCAGCACCAGCAAAATTTACCGTGGTTGCTGTATCGTTCACAACATTCATCGTTGTAGTAGAGGTTGTAATGTCTCCACCATCAACGTTGATATCACCATCAACATCCAAATTATTATTGATATTAGTTGTACCAGTTGCTGCACCAATTTCTAGTGTTGTAGCAGCACCAGCAAAATTAACAGTTGTTGCAGTGCCATTAAACACATTCATTGTTGTTGTGGAGGTAGTAATATCTCCACCATCAATATTCACATCTCCATCAACATCAAGATTATTGTTGATATTTGTAGTTCCAGATGCAGCACCAATTTCTACTGTGGTTGCAGCGCCACCAAGATTGAGTGTTGTTGTCGTAGTGTTTAACAAATTAGCAGTTGCTGTTGAGATAATATCCCCACCAGAAACAGTAAGATCACCACCAACTGTTGTATCGCCGCTAGAAGCAACAACGTTAAATTTGTTTGTGTTAACAGCAAAATCGCCAGTAATTGCGCCTGTTCCGCTAATAGTTGCGTTTTGAGTGACTGTTAAATTCTTAGATATTGCTGTATTTGATTGTAGCGTGGTGTTTCCAGAAACTGTAAGTTCTTTCGTTATAAATGCGCTATTACCTACTGAAAGATTTGAACTTAAAATCGTATTTCCTGATACAACGTGGAATTCTCCATTGGTGTTGTATGCATAGATCATAGAATTAACATTTAGTGTGCCGCTAACATTAACTGTTTGCGAGAATACACTATTTCTAGAAACAGATAGATTAGCCTGAAGAATAGCATTGCCACCAACAGTTAATTGGTCGCCAACTTGCGCATCATCGCCAACAATAAGATCAGTTGTTGTTGTGGTTCCAGTTATAAGAGCATCAGCACCGTCGCCAATAGTTAAAACAACGCCTCCAGTTCCTCTATTAATAGCAACCGCACCATTATATACGATAAAATCGCCATTATCTTTAACGTAATTTGAATTGCGGAGGATATTTCGATCTGTAATCAGATCGTTTGATCGAGTGCGCCACTCATTAAAAGTATTTGTGACTGTAACAATGTCGATATTTGCGTTAGCCATTTTATCCTCTACCAATCAAAGTTTGTAGCATTGATTTTATTTCTGAGATTTCTGATTTTAACTTATTTATCTCTGCGTCTCTGATCAAATTTTCTTGATGTTTTTTTAATTCGTTTTCATACCTAACAACTTCGCTTCTGTCATTGCATAAAATAGCCATAGTTTCAACGTCACGAGAAAATTTAGTGCCTTCAATTTTATATTTCATAAATTAACCACCAGGAACTGCTACGACTTTAAACGATTCTATTCTTGGAACTACAGTTGGATCTGCTGAAGTCATTCGAATTTTAACTGCAAAATATTTAAATGTTCCACCAAGAGGCATTGTTCGAACACCATCAAAATATTCGATTGAACCCTTTGTTAAAGAATGTCTAAATTCCAATGGAATTTTCTTTTCTTGATTTGGTGATATGTTGTCTTTGACAACAGTCATTTTTTGCCACTTTTTACTACTAATTGGATCTGAATCGAGTGAAGACAACACTTTCAGATATACTGCTATGTTTGTTCCAGATGGTTTAATTGCCTCCATCTTAACAACAAGATCACCAGCCTCAAAACCTTCTTCTAGAGTAATAATCTTAGTTTGATATTTCGCAAGAATATTACCACCAGATGCATCTGTTTCGCCGTTTACAACAGCAACAGCATTTGAGGCATTATTATTTTCAGTAATCGTAATTGTTGGAGTAGTGAAATATCCAGAACCTGGATTGATTACATTAATCGCTTTAACTTTTCCACCAACCAACATACTTGGTAACACGTTTGCTGTTGCTCTATCAGATCCAACATCTGGTGCGCTGAACGCAACATTAATTGCAGCTGCAGAAGCAAAGGTTCCGCCTTCGGTAATACTAACAAGGTTATTCGCAATACCAGCGTTATTAATAATATTTTGTAGCGCGAAAAAACTAAATCTTTCTGCATTTAAAATAGGACTTACAGATTCGTCAGTAGTGGTCATCGTAACTTTAACATTGATGGCTGCAGAGTTTGCTGCTGGAATTAATCTGCGTCTCTTACTTGTATTGCTAGAAATATCAGTATCCTTTCCAAAACTATACAATTCATTGTTGTTTATCGAAATGAAATCTGCTAGAGTTCCATCAGTCAAATAAGACTTTAATTCATAAGCGATTTTTGTTGGACCAAAGTTTTGTTCTGTTGACGACAACTTAACAATATCTGCAATGGTATTGCTCTTCAGATCATTCGAAGCAACTAAGTTAAAATATGCTACGTTAGAACTTTCAAAGGAAGCTCTGTTAACTCTAAACATCAAATCTTGATTTAAGATTGGATTCCAATTTGATGCGTTTTGCGACTTAAAGAAATTGCCAACATATGGTTGTTCTGATATGCGACGAACATTACCAGCTTCGTCGGTATAATCACTACCCATAGTTGCAGTCCAAACTTCATAGTCTAGTGATTCAGTAATTAATTTAATAGCATATTCGGTTGATGGATTCAAATATACTGGATCAACAAAAGAAAATTTTGTAATCGTTGATGAATTACCTGTGGTTGGGTTATCAGAAGTTTTAATATAATATGGTTCTAATGTGGCTTCAGCAATAATATCATTGCCAGGTAATCCACTATCAACTTTGGATAGCGCAACTGTAAATGGTAACAGTTCTTCGCTTTCCGTAGGTTTTTTCTTAAAGAACAATTCAATTGAACTTACAAAAATACCATATGCATTTTTAACTTCACCATTAATAACTTCGTTGCCCTTCGGAGTATAGAAAGTTTGAGCCATGTACTTTCTATCATTAATTTTTTGAGATTCTTGTGTAACTTTAGGCGCAGCCTGTAATGTGTTAGGTGTTTGTTCGCGTAGTACTGGGTTTCTTGCATTTTCTGACGAATTAATCTTACCAATTGCGCTATACTTTGCGATTGCGCGCATCTTATAACTATTATCGTTGAATGTTGCAGTATCAGTTACTGTGAACACGCGCTCACCAGTTAACCAGCGAAGTTTATTGTCAGATGGTACATGGAATATTCCAAATAAAGAACCAACATCATTTACTATGTGTTCGTTCAAGGAATAAACACTGTTAGATGTACATACAGATGGAAGGTCAGCGTCAATGATAGCCTCGTTCCAACCCATTGTAGTATTGGCGACAAATGCGACTATGTTCGCTTTAAATCCAGCATTAGTGCCTGATACTATAGAAATACTATTTCCAACAAGAGTAGAAATTCCATCTCTAGTTATATTATTAGTTGAAAGAACTATTGAACGCAGGTTTATTGTATTAGCCTGAATTACTGATGACGACAAAGCAACATAAGCATTAGCAGCACCGACTGTTGTTGTAGCATCTATACCATTAACTGAGTAATTTACTGTTTCACCTGTTTGGAATCTATTATTTCCGACAATTAAACTTGATTGTTTTACGTCTATAAAACCCTTAGTCAAATTCCAAACATAATCTGATGTAGCTGATGTTATAGTTGTATTAACAGTTCCTTGAATTGGATCAACAACCAAGTATCCTGTTGATACATCAACTCGTTGCCAACGTTTTACTTTTCCTAGAAATGTAAATTCTGGTTGTGTAACTGAAATGTCCCACTCTAATACAGAAACTACAAATGGAGAATTATCAGGGGTTTGATAAACTAAATCTCCAACAGAGTAATCGTTGTCACTTAAATTTACAGCACCAGACCCTTTAGTTATTTTTAGAGTTATAAAATTATCATTTACATAAATTAAATTTTGATTTGCGGTAACTGAAGTTCCTAGAACTTCAGCATATGCTCTAGAAGTTGATCCATACAATCCTTGGTTAACTTTTAAATTTGAAAGAACTAAAGACGATGCCAAGTTTACGGCAGATGCTCTTTGACAAAAATTATTTACCTTAATGTCGTCAAAGAAAATATTTGAAACATTATCAGGCTTTAGATTTTTTACTGCGAAATTAATGTCGTTTTCGCGAACAAATGGAGTAAGACCAAGCGAAGTTACAGTTTCGTTTCCATATGTCTCTAGTAAACGAACGTTGTCATATTTTTCTTGTGGAGAAATATAACGGTTACTGTAGTTCTTGTCGTAAAATGGTGATTTTGGACCTGGCATTAATGTTTTCCTTTATATATTAAAAATTAACCAAACCGACCGCGATCTTCTATGCTGCCGCCCAATTTAATTGAGTTATCATCTAACCAAGACTGGCTAAATGGCACAACGTCACGTGATACTCCAACTGCTGGCGTGCCAGTCCAAGTGCTATTTAAGTATGTTTCTGGAGCAACACCTGCGAAATTAATCGAAATTGGTTGAGTTACAGGCGCATCAGCTGACGAACCATTACTCAAAAAGTGCGGAGCTGATATTGATGGGCTAATTTGTGTTGGCAAGTTAGAACCAACTAACACAGCACTATTGTAATATGAATCAGAATATCCACCACCCTTTATCTCATTAACTAACGTATTTGTTATTGCTGGATTTTGGGTTGGTGTTTGTTGTCTTATTTCATAGTAACGACCAAAAGTATCAGTTACGAATGGCTGATGTTCTAGTGAGTAGAAGTAATCGCTTTCTGGCGTCAATGTTGCGAATCCTTCAAATTTAGCAATCATAGCAGATTGCACAGGCTCATTACTTGCTGGGCTAAACAATTTTTGTTCAGCAACAACTTTTTCTGTAAAGGACAACGAGATAAATTTATCGCGTTCCATTATTGACATATTAAAGTTGCTAGCTGGCGCTAATGAGAAATTCTTGATATTTTTATAGCAAGATAGATACCCATTTTCAATAGAACATGCAAAATCATTTGAAGTATCGACAACAGAAAGATCATTAAAGTCATCTACAACTGTGCCATAGATTGGCTTATTTACAGTTGGAGATGTTGGTGATTTTGGTGGATCTTCAATAATCTTTTTCTCTGACTCACTTAATTTAATATAGTTCTCAACAAATGTTATTCTCTTATCTAACTCTGATATATCCTTCATTGTATATCTACGATTGTCAATAAATCGTAAATCTATAGACTGCAGTGTAGCAGTGTATGCTGGGATATACATGGTGTAGATCGGCATAGCATCTTCATTTTCTAAAGGTTCTATTGGATTAAGGGAAGGAACACCAGTTAATATTTTAAACTGTTTATCTTTAGTGATAATGAGTTTATCAATTCTAGGTAGATAAAATTCATAATCTAATTCAAAAGGATCTGTTGGTCTAGGTATAATTGACCCAGTAAAATCATAATTAGGCTCAACAACATAAACTGCAGAATCTGTTCCAGTAGCACTGAATGATGTTGATACTGTTATGGAAGTTAGATTCACCACAGAATTTACAGTCTTAAACTCATTACCAATTTTAATTATAGTTCCAGTTGTTATTGGTGGAGTTAAGATGAAAGAAGACTTTGATGTGTTTGCTCTTACAAGATAATTGCCTGAAGCGACATTTACTGTTGCGTCAACCGCAGTAAGAACGTATGGATTAACTGATAAACCAGAAACTCTAATAGGTCTTAAATCTATACAATCACGCAAATTGTATACTTTACCACCGAAACTTTTATAAATTGGAATTTGTTCTGCGTTATAGAGAGTTTCTGTATATGAGGCTGCAGAAATATAACCAGTGCCTGTGTGGGTAAAGTAATCGAATAACACAGCTGTTTGACCTGCAGGTGGCTGCGATCCTGGCTTTAGAGTTATAGAAGCATGGTCGTAGTAATTATCAGTTTGACCACTATCAAATGTATAGCGATCAGTAATATCGATCATGTTTGTTGTGTTAGGTGCATGTTCTAAATTTGCAGAATCATAGATCTTTTTAATTTTTACAACATCAGAAACAAATAATGATTGTTTTTGATCAGCAGTTTTAGCGACGACATTTGCTGATATAAACCATGCAATACCATTAGAAGCATTTAATTTTACTCCTGCATATCCAATAATATCAGTTGCAGAAGAAAGCGTATCTCCAGAAGTAAGAGCCGAATTAGATTCTACTATTGTTTTAACTCTTCTAGTAGTTCCGTTTGCGTTAACGATTTTAGTCGTTACATATACATCGCCAGTAAATGCAGCACCAGCAAAATTTTCAGTGTTAATAGTTAGAGTTTGTGAGTCAGTTCTTTTAACGCTTCTAGGGCTGACTGTTAAATCCACTATTTGACCAATGTTAGCTGATCCTGATGTTGGAATCACAATGATATTTTCATTTACGTCTGCGTTTGAGACTAATTGACCATTAGTTCCGAAATCAAAGGTATCTGTGCTAGATGGTGAAGAAATAGTGCAAGCGCCATTAGAAGTAAATCCTTGATTTTTAAGAATATATCTTCTATAAACATCAACATTAAGATCACTAGCTCTCTTAATATAGTAATTTGGAAGTTCAAACAACATTTTATTGTGTAAAGAATCTTCGATTATTGTATTTCCGAGAATATCTTTACTATTTACAGAAATATTTGCTTGTAGATTTGCTGTTGAGAAGGAAGTTGTATTTGCAATCATAATAGATTCTGCAGAACCTATTGGCATCGACAATGAAAATTTATCGTTTTGAGATACTGCAGTCGTAAACGCAGCATCTAAACTTGCTATTTTGGTTGTTCCATCATAATGAAGTATTTTTCCAGATTTACTTGCGTTAGTGTCAATCATGGTAACAGCGCCACCAACATATGCTCCTGTATTTGCTGAGAAGTGTGCGCCTAAATTAATTGACGATGTATTTGGCGAATTAGATCCAGCAAGACCTATAATTGGTGTAAAGTTTACATCTGTAAAATATGTGTAAAATATATTTTGAGAAGAAGTTCTGTCGAAATTTTTAAGTTTAGCAGTTCCTATTCTAGTTGCATAATATGCAGAAGTTTCACCACTCAGAGCAACATTAGAGTTAGCCACGCAGTGAATATCGATTACATCTAAATTGTCGGAGAATGTAATTCCATTAGTTGCGCTTCCAAAAACGTTTGCTAGTTGTACTCTATTTCCGAAATACACAGATAAATCATAATCTTTAAATGTTTTTGTATTTCTGGCGCGTTGGGCTGAAATTTTACTTGTTCCTATAGTCTCAAACTCAAACCCCTTTACATATGCTTTTCCTGGTTCAACATTAACTATAAATGAGTTATTAGCAGCCGTGCTGGTCGCAGGAGTGTTTGCGCTAATATTAACTCTGAATGGCTTTACTGCGTAATTTCCAGATTCATCATATGTTCTACGCGCAAGAGTTTTTTCTAATTCAGAGTATATTGGGTAACTAACTTGTTTTGTAATGACGCCGTTTTCAACTCTGAGCAATTCAAAGAAACGGCTATCGTCAATAGAATTTATGCTTCTCTTAGTCAAAACTAGATTAAATTGATAACGATGTGCACCAGGAGCCTGATAATTAAATGCTTCTTGGGCTGGATCTAGTAGAGCATTATCAACTGATTCAGTGACAATTTCTTCATCAATTTGTAGACCAATTCTATATGTTGGTGTAGAACTGTATGGCTCCAAGACTATAGTTTGCGGAGCCACAGTAACGAAAAATCCATCAACATAAAATACGCCACTATTGATAGAAACAACCGAACCTATCCCTGTTGGGCTAGTGGCGACCACATTAGCAGTTGCACCACCAGATGTAGAAATAGTTTGTCCTGCTGTAAAAGAGGAGCCGCGAAGATACTTAATTAATAGAGCGCGATCATTAGTTGTAAAATATGTTTGGATTACTTTAGCGCGTGTTTTTGGAGCACCGCTATTGAAAACGGTCAATCCCAAAAACTCTTCCAAATCAATATCTAGATTATTAACAGTTTGTTTTTCCAGTTTAACATAGTTAATTGATGTATCGAGGGTAAGGTGCCCTCCAATGACTGGAGAACCATCTTGGAATATATGGTCACCGAATTGTTTAATTTGGTTTTGTAGAATAGACTGAATTTGAGTTAATTCGCGAGCCTGTACAGCGTATCCAGGGCGAAAAAGAATGCGCATATAATTGTTTTCTAGTGCGCCATTAGTCGCCTCGAAATCGTCCCAATATGGTTCTGCGTTAAAATCTGCCATTAGTTACACCTTAAAATTCAACAACAAGTTTTAATGTTTCTGTCTGAGATGGGTTGCGAATAATCTTATTTCTATTTTCTATATAAAGTATTTCGCCTGAGAATATATTTATATCTGGACGGACAACGGTAAATGCTTTAGCAAAAGAAGAAGGGGAACCGTTTTGACGAACTGCCTCGTTCTCGACCAAATCTAAATCACCGATAAGATTATTTAAATATAAAACGTTTGAGGCACTATCGAAGTGAACCACAGTAGCCTTAAAGACAGCTGTTTCATAACTATTTCCGACATAAACCTCAGCGTTATTGTCAAATTCCACTGGTGGATTGGAAACAAATATTTTTGTGTACATTGGATACACTGATGCTGTGGCAAACGCCTCAGTTTTTAATTTAATATCTTTAATTAAAGCAAACTGACGAACAGTATCTTCTGCATCTGCATCAACTGGAAGAACTCCACCAACGTCTCCAGAAAAATCGACTGATACCATCAAACTTGATGCGCCAAGTTCTCTGGCTGCATCAAATCCATGACCATATTGTGGTCCAATAACAGCCTGTAGATTTGCTGTATTTCCTATTTGCTGTTTTATTGGATCGTTTAATGTTAATGTTGCTGCAGTATAGTTATTACCACCATTAACTATGTTGATGTCGGTTATAACTCCATCAACAACATCAACTGTAATATCGGCTAACGTTCCATCACCTTCTACTTCTACGATAGAATAATTGCTAACTGTTGTGCCGCCATAATAACCTGATCCACCATCTATAATCTTAACTATATCAATTCGACCATCTTTAGAGTTACTAAAAACAATAGAATCTCTCAACACTGGCATATATTTGTCAGTAAAAAATTTATTCTTTAAGCCAGTTGGAATAGTATACATGTACTTCCACTTATATCCATCGGCTGTTTCAACATATGGATTTTCTGGGAGTTCGCCGCCAATTGATATTGTGGGCATAGTGTTAGAGGCAATACCGCCATTATTGAATAAACATTTAAATATTTGATCTTGGGTATTTCGAACATAGAATTTATTTGAGTATTGCGTTGTAGTTGTTGTGGTCTTAAACAAATTAGCAGTAGAATACGCACTCCCAAAAACAGTATTAACCACAAGAGCACTAGAATTTAAATTAATGATTTCTTTTCTTTCTTCACCAATTTTTATTATTGATCCAACAGAAAGAGATGGGGTTGAAGTGGTAAAATTTATTCCATTAGCATTAATAGTATTCAATAACCCACTGCCAACATTTACTGTACCACCAGTCACAGCAGTATCTAAAACCTTTGTAAATAGATTTGCAGTTTGGTCATACGCAACATAAACTTCGTTATTCGCCCAATCTACTCTAGGAATAACTGGTTGAATATCACTGCTTGTAATTCTTTTTATTATAACACCATCATTAAAAATTTGATTTTTATATGATGTTGTGTCGTATGGTGTTTGTATTACAGCATCGTCTAATGTAGATGGGTTTGTTGTGTTTGGCCAAAGAGATGTTCTCCCAACCATAACATACACTCTAGACAATGGCAATGAAACCATTGACTCAAAATTTTCAGCATTTGTTATTCCAAAATCTTTTGTTATTATCGATTTCATTGCTTATCCATTCGTTTTGATTATATCAAATCCTACAACGTTGTAACTTGGAATTTTCCTATACAGCACATTACCTGCTGCAGAAACTGTAAGGTTTACTGTTAACGTATTCCCACTTATACTTGCTATTTGTCTATCGTATATGGTGCTACTGATGTTAAATCGTATATTATCCCCAGCGGCTAAACTCTCAGTGACTGCGGAAGAGTTAGAAAATACCTTAATTTCATTACATGCTGCAGTTGTTTTAATTTTACCGTCACCCAATCCACCGATTGGTTCTTCTAACCACAACACTGTATCACTGACAACTTTATCCACAAGTCTGCTGTATTTTCTGTTTCCAGCTGTAGTTGATGTATTTATTATAACAATATCACCAACAGCTGTTGTTGTTAAGAATTGGGAAGCAGAATTTCCGTAAAATATATTACTTGCGAAAGATGTGTTAGCGTTTGTCGTTTGCGCAATATTAGAAGTATGCGCATTAGATTTTATAGAATTTTTTACGTCAATATCATCTTTCGTAACGTATTTGGAAAGTAATTGCATACCAGCAGGGTGGATAATGCGATTTACGATTTCTTTATAGTCATCCAATGATTTACTGGATTCAATTTCGTATGAATAGTTATGATAGTAATTTTTGTTCTGAAGTTTTTTGTCTGCGCTTATAAATCCATCAGTATTTAAATAGAATCCATCATAATTGATCAATCCATTGGAGAATTCTGCGTTCGCTTTTGCCGAACCGTCTCCATAGAATACTGGGTATTTGCGGTTCTTTATTTCATTTGTATTATTGAATGAGATATTTGCATTTTGCGTAGATATGTTTAGTGTTAGATTTCCAGCCTGAGTCGCAACCTTTATTGGTTGGTTTACATTCAAACTTCCTGAATAACTAAACACACGAATAACTGTATTGGTTGAGTCAGCTCGATAAGCACCATCAACAATTGCCTGAAAGGTTGCGCCAGAATTTGTCGCGCCGCCCTGCCAAACAGAATCTCCTTCAATAATAACTTTTCCTGCAGCCAAATTATCAGTCAAAATGTCAGCGACCTTTAAAGATACAAAAGGTGTGTTAGCGTAATCAAACCCTCTGTTAATTACTCTAAAGTCTTGAATTCGTCCAATATCATTAGTTTCTGCAGTAAGTAACTCACCATCACTCAATAAAAGAAGTTCAAATTCAGCGCCAGTGCCGCTAGAAGGCGCAGAACCATTATCTATGATAATTGAGGGAACAGCAACGTATCCTTCTCCTCTATTATCTAATGTTATCCCTGTTATTACTCCACTGGAAACAGTTAAGTATGCATTGGCGCCATACCCAGTGCCAATAAATCTAACATTATCCGTGGTGCTATATCCAGTTCCGCCTTTCTTTAATAACAATGTTCCTAGTTTTCCTGTTCCTCGAACATTTGGTCTAAAGTCAAAAAATAAACTTTTGTTAAGAATCGTTGTTGCATCTATATTATTTTCAAAAATTCGATCAAGGTATAGCGTCTTAACATTTGCCGATGTTCCAGGATCAGTTACAATGTAGTCTACGACCGTTGAGTAGTGTGCAGTAGCACCCACATCCAAAAATAGTCTTAAGCCAGTATAGTATCCGTTCGCCAAACTATAATTAGCATTTGACGAATTTAGACGAATTGATGGTGGATTGCCTTCTCTATTGTAATTAGAAAATTGACCTTTAGGAATAATCAATAGTCCTTGATCTAATGAGTAATCAGAATCGTGAACTGAAATCGCATCAAATGTCGGTGGCTCTTCAAAAAAAGATCCGCCATCTTCTAGATCTAACGCTCTAATCTTACCCAGTAATATAGAGTCAAACGACATTGCTCTTCCGATTTCAGTTTGTGCGTTAGCATAAACTCGAACATTGCTAGTTGCATCTGGAGCAACGCTCAACGCAGTTCCAAGGGTTGCAATTTTTGTCGTTCCGTTATATGCTGTAATTGTTGCGCTATTAGGTGATGCGCCAGCGCCAGTGCCAGCCATTATTTGTAGAACAAATGATTTATAGTAGTCATTAACAGAACTTGCTGTATATGTGGATGTGTTTAAATTTACAGTTGTTGTAGAGTTACCTGCGCCAATTGTATAATTAATGTTTGATGTAACATTATCAAAATCATATTCTAGATTGTTAAACGCAATGTCGTTTTTATAGATGATTGAGTCAGTATTAAATTCGAATGTTTCGCTGTTTGCTCCATCTTCCCATATAGCAGATATTTGAACATTCGCACCAATACCTGTATTTGATACAACTCTAACAATAGAGTTAGGGTCATCTCTAAACAGATAACCAGGTTGCGCAACAGTCATTGATTCGATAGATCCTAGAGAAACATTATTAACAACAGCAACAGCTTTGACTGCATCTGCGCTATCGTTTAGTCCTCCATATATAACAACTGGATCTCCAGTAAAATATTTTCTTCCAGTTTGAACTACATTAAATCGATTTCTGAATAATTTTATATTCGATATTAATGAAATAATTTTAGATTTGAATACTTTGTTGACTCCATTTTCATCAACATAATCTACGACTAGATTTTCGCCAGGATTAAATGATTTAAATATATTTGAGATGTATAACTCTACGAATTCGCGACCAGTTTCGCGATCGACAGTTAAAATTGCTTTTTCTATGATACAGGTGGTTCTGGATATTTCGCCAGTTCCTCTACGTTTTTCTAACAATTTTACATTAAAATTTGAGTATTCGCTCAACTCTACTTTATAGATTCTTTCAGAATCAAACGTTTGTGTTGATGTTACACCATCAACTACAACATTTGGATATGGTAGATCTAATTTTAAATAATCACCAGCAGTATTTACATAAACAACCTTACGTCTTGTATCCCCAATGCGAATATATGAATTAACTGTAATACCTTTCGTTACAAAATTAATGCCATTAGCATTTACTGTATTTGCTGTGACTGAGAATACGTTAACATTGCCACCAGGAATTAGAGCACTCTTATCAAAAAACGATAATCTAATTGCTTTAGGCAGAGTCCATTTTCCATCAGATGCTCTCAATACATCTTGTTTTGGTAAATAAATTTCAATTTCTTCACCGTACAAGGTTCTAAAGAGAAATTTAAATGAATCGATAGAACCCTTTTTAGAGTAGAAGAATTTAGCAGCCTTTAATAATTTTTCAGTTGATAATTCAGTTTCTTCTGGAAAATTTGGAATAATTTTTGTTTTAAAATACTTAATTAAATCATCACGAGTTGTATCCACATCCATATATTCGTAAAGGTTTTTACCAACATTTAAAGTTTTGTTGGTTTGTTCCATGTACTCATAGTATTTCTTCAAAAGATTTACAAATGCTGGATGATCAGCCCGAATAAACTCAGGCAATTGATTCTCTACAATTGTTGAAATGTAGTTATTTGCAAACATTATTCAAGTGATTTAATTGTAATTTTAATAGACTCTGTATCTTCTTCATCAAGAGTAATGATTCGATTGCGAGATGATTCAAAATTATTAGTCTTTGGTTTCGCGACAACTCTTAATGTTTTAATTGGATCTAATATATTAATAGGATCAAATTCTTTCAACGAAATTACACCGAAAACATAATCTATCGTTCCTGCTTCAGCATTAAGAATTGTTTTAATATTGTTATCATCGAAGTAATAACTTCTAATTGCGCCATATCTACCTTGAATACTCACGGTAAAAGTTGCTGTTAAATCTAACTCATCTTGATAGTATAGCAATGCTGTTGCGGTGGTGTAGTTTACACCTGGATCATCAACAACAATACTAGTAATTTTACCATTAACAACAATCGGATATGCGTTTGCGCCAACACCGTCGCCATTAATAACTATTGTTGGAACTGAGTCGTAACTACTAGTTGCGCTGTTTATCTCTATAGAATCTATTCCAGATGAAGATCCTGGTGTTTCTTCAAAAAAACATGAGCGAACAACACCTTCGCTATCATATTGCGTAAACGCAGGTGCTGAGTATAGTTTATACTCTGGATCTTCTCTAGAAAGGCTGGTGCTAAAATCTAATTTATAATTTCTAGCAGCACCTATTTGCGGTATGACACGTTTTTCAATTAATGTAAAAGCGTCAGAATAAGAAATAGAAATATCTGAATCGTCAATGGCTCTTAATAATCTAGATAATTTAAATTTGCTGTTAAATTTATCCAATTCACCATTTTTAAAATTAACTATAGCATTTCTTATTGTGGCTTTTATACTATCTGCAGATTTAGTTGTTTTGCTTTTATCATAATTAACTTCTGCAAAAATATTTAAATAACTATAATCAACGTTAACGAATTCTGGTAAAACTGTAACAACAGAAACTGGTTTAATGATATTATTGATCACATCAATTTTTTCTGTTTCTGTAATTTCGAATCCTAGTGTTGGTTTAGCAGCAATAAACACCTTTCCATAAATTGGTGGATCATTTTCTTCACCACCCCAAACATTTACTGCTTCAAAGTATGGATAATTTTTATTGATTAATGCGATCAAGTCATCTGTGGTCACGCCACGATTACTAGACACATATGCTTTTGGTGCACTAAATCTAATTTTTGATATTGATTCTTGCCCTGTTCCACCAGATGCTGCTTTTATTGGATATACAATAGAATTAGTAAAGCCACCAACAGAACCAATTAGACTAAACGCATTACACTTATTCGCAACTGCGCCATCTGTTCTCAAATAATTCACAATAACAATATTACCATTAATTAATGATTTACCAATAACTCCATCGCCAAAGTATATTTTATATTTGCCATTGCGCGATTCTTCTATAAAATAAACCGCATTATTTGATGCAACAGTTGTTATATCAGTTGCCAACAAATATCTTTCCGTCTTTAAACTTGTTGATGATTCTTGAACTAAAACTTCTATTGTTGACGTATCAATTCCAGCATCTGGTAACTCAAATGACTGTGATTCATTGTTAGTAGAATTATATGCAAATGTATACGTTAGAGGCTGACCTTGGTAGATATACAAATCGTCGAAACAGAATCTATTACATGTTGGGTCATAGTCTACAGTTTTTGTATCAACATTCACAAATGTGTATGAAATTCCATTTAGTGGAGTTGACTGTAATCTTGTAAATTTAGGTAATGTTAACGAAGGAGTTGTATCTCCAGCTGGTCGTGTTATTTGCAGGTTAACAGTTGCTCGTGGCGCAATAGAGGAAACTGGAGTATATCCCAACATTTTAGCGTGGGAGACAACAGAGTCGCGCAATAACGCTGTATCCAAAAACATTTCATTAGCAATCATATTGTTATAATAAGCCATATAATGGGTATTATATGCTAGAACATCTAGCAAAACATTAATGCCAGCTGCCTCGAAATCAAAGTCTGAAAATTCAGACTGATCTCTGAGGAAATTCTTAAGATTATTTTTTATTTGCGCGAAGTCTAACTCAGAGACTACGAGTTTCTGGTCTGTGTTTGCCATTAACGGATTTTCTCTAAGAAAAAGTTGATTGTAACTGGGGCTTCTAGATTATTTATGTAAAATCGAATAGCGACATCATATCGATTTTCTTCTGGGTTAGCCTGCACTTTTATAGCATCTATACCAACGCGAGGCTCAAAATTGGCAATTGCATTACTCAATTCTGTTTGCAAAACGTTAGCAGTAATAAATGAGACTTCTTCGAATAATAACCCACGAACTCTAGAACCAAAACTAGGTTGAAATGGTTTCTCATAAAGGTTAGTCAAGATTAAATTGCGCAATGCTCCAATAATAGCGGCATTCCCAGTGCGTTTAATTACATCTTTAGTAACTGGATGCGCTTTGAAATTTAAATCTAAGTCTTTATATTCTCTAACTGTAATCGACATCTAAATGCTCTTTTGGTATTGATATATTTAGCATGGTTTAGCGCAAGGATCTTCTGGCGCCTTTATATTCGGATCATTATTATCAAGATTATTAGACAATCCATCATCGTCCACGCCTATTACTGGTCGACCTGGATATGGTCCAACTAACTGGTCGCCAGGATTCAACATGTCATTCTGAGGAATAGTTCCTGATGGAGGGTCAAATGTATTCGGATTAGTTATTTGTGGGTCGTTAAACTCTACGTCGATATCGTCTAGTATGTCAGTAAAGTCGCTAGTTGTGGCATCACATCCTTGTCTTTCAGGATTAGGAACTAAGATTAGATCTAGATAATCGTCAGAGGTCGCATCGCCATCTTTACGCTTTTTCTTGGAGCAAGAGGTTGTGAAAAGTTTAATTAGTCCTTTCAAAAGCCCCTTAACCTTGTTTATAACTGCAAGATCTTGTTCAATGACGTCTTTAACGTCATTGCGGATATTTGTAAGTCTAGTGTCGAATCCTTGAATTTGAGCAACAACTTGGGATGTGGTAAGTTTATTAATAGCATCTCCACGAAGGTCGTTAATCATTTCTGTAAGTAATGAATTGCCCCTTCTCAATAACTCAGCTTGCAGTAGAGATTGAGCGGAGTCTGATGCATTGGATGCGTTTACAGTTTGATAAGTTCCATTAGCCCTTCTAACTGTTGTGGTAAATCCGTTTAGGAAATTTTTATCATTAGTCAGCTGACCAACAAGGCTAAATGTACTCAAAATGTCGTCTGGTGAATTGCTATCTTCTGCAAAATTAAGAGAAGCTGTTTCTCCAGTTACCTTAAAAATCGGAAAGTTATTAGTGAACCGCAATGGTTCATCAACAACAATAGTTGTATCTGTTACAGAAATAACAAAATATTCTTTTTCGTCATAATAAATTTTGTTATTAGCAGCAAGATATGAGGTAAATGAGGTGCCTCGACCAGTAATTACGTTATCTAAACACAAACTATTAGCAATAAATTCTGATTTAATCTTAACGGTTTGATCTGTTGCAGTGGTAGTAAATGCCGTGTTGACTGTGAATGTTGTTTCTTTAAAGAAAGGTTGGGCAGTTGCTGTGTTTCTAAATGGAATATAAACCGTCAAATAGTCACCAAGAGCGTTAATACTGTTTACTTGGCGAATTTCATTATTGACATTTATGAATGTTCCAGATCCAACCTTTAAAGTTCCAGTAGAACTCAATAAACAATCAGCCAAATTTAGTGTTGCTATAGATGCGCTGGTTACAGTAACACTGTTTGCAACTGTATCGGTATATACAGACACTGTTCCAGATGGTGCTGACGTAAATCCTTTATCAATAACTCTTCTTTCTTCACTATTAACGATGACCAAATCGCCGATATTGGTGGCAGGATAAACAGTAGATCTTAAGTTTGGAGATACAACTGTTGATGATATGATGTTCGCTGTTGCTCCAGTGACTGATACATCACCATAAATTCTTTGTAGTGTAAATTTAACACTATCGTAACTAACACCTGCTAATTGATTTGTATGGTCGGTAAAATCGCTAATTGTTTGAACAAAACTAGTATCAGCAGATGTTCCTATTTCACTTAACTCACCAATGGTAAAGGGTCCAATGCGATATGATGCTGCTTGATCTGCCCTACCAAGTTTATCCAGCAAATTATTTCTGGCTGCAACAATTGTTGGTTCTGTGTTACTGAATAATCCTGGGAGCGCAGCCTGTAGTCCAGCATAATTATTCTCAGTATACTTGTCGATTTTAGCATTAAGTTCGGACAGCGGTGATATAAAATTAGTCGATTTCTCAACTAATGCATTGCCATTTTCATCGCGAAGAATGTTGCCGTTCGCGTCTCTCTTATATTGAGTGATGATTGTGCCATTAAGAAGAGGATTAATAAAATCTTTCTTAAAGTTATTTAACCATTCTTTGCCTTTCTTGACGCTCTCGGCAATTTTCTTAGAGAGTTCTTCGAATTTACCGCCAAGGCTACCGAAAGCCCCTTTTGAAAATGCAATGGGCTTCCCTGTAAACATAATTGACAGAGTCTGAAGTAATGGTAATCCTCCGATTAGACAGAGAATAATCTTGATAATTTTTCCAATTATTTTACCAATGAAGACACGTTACCTCGCTGTTTCATCATATCCAAAAGAGTTTGGTATGATTTGTAAATGTGTTCTATTTTATGCTCTTTTAGAAATTCTATATCTGATTCGGAAAGTATCTCATAGACACCAATTTTTTTCATAATTAAATTATACTTCGTTACATCTTCTGCCATTAAACACATAACTTATCCTGGAGCAGTATTAGCAGTGGCAGAAGCACTAGTAAAATCTGGCGCTTCTATAACTCCAGTTTCAGTTTCTGTAGATATTTGAACTGGGTTTTGAGCGTCGTCTGTAATATTTACTTGTGGCATCGTAATGCTAATATTTAGTGCCCCAGTGACCTCATCTATTTTAGCAACGGTATTCCCAACCACAGTTGGGAATGTTGGCGCAACACCAAGAGATTGTGTCTTTGGTGTATTTGCAGTTTCTGTTGTCGTGGTTTCAATAACAGAGAACCGATCAGTCTTTGGTTTTGGTGCAGCAAACGGTGAATTTCTTGGACCTAATTCTGCTGCTGTATTCGTAGGTGGTGAAGCAGTCGTAGCAACTTTACCGAGCTTGGCTGTTACAGGTAGTGGTGTTAAAAAGTCATGAATTCCGAATGTGCTCTTTAATAATATGCCTTCTAACTCTACTGTTCCACCACTGAGCAGCGTATTCAATCCACCAACAGAAGCAGTCGCTGCGCTTTGCATTGTTGCCTCTAAACCACCATAAGATCTGAAGGAATTAGATCCTAGCAATTCAACATCAAATGCAGAGATTCTAGTTGCTGCCCCAGACCCAAGATTTAAATTGCCGTCTGCTTTTATGTTAACTTCAGTACCCTTCATGTTAATTGGACCTTGAGAAGAAATGTCCAATCCAGCACATTGAATTACAAGTTTACCGTTTATTCTTAAAAACATATCTGATTGAACAGTTTCGTCTTTACTTCCATTCACATATGATTGGTGATTTCCCATGGTAACGTCAAATCTAGATTTTTGAGATTTAAGTTTAACGTGACCTTCTGGTAAAAATTCTAGCGTAGAACCTGTTCTATGAGATAGTTGCACGCGCTCGAAATCAGGAGTATCGTCTAGTTCAAAAGCGTGCCCCGATTCACTCTCAATCACATCATTAAATGGATACATAGCGTTAAATGATGGATATGGTTCGCTCCATTTATATCCAGAAGCACTAACAACATTAGCATAGCGAGTTTTACGTTGAACTTCAATAGTAGTATTTGCGATCGATGCTGGTTCTATTCCTTGGTAAAATCCATCTTCGCCAGTAACTCTAGTTGGTCTGGCTAATCTAGAAACTGTCGGTTCATTTAATCTTGATGGATTTCTCTTAGAAACGTCATTTGTGAATGAGAGACCTTGCGCATTGGTTCTCATCATATAGTCTTTAATTTTTTTAGGGAAATCGCTTAATGCTTTTTGTTCATCTGTATATGGATCTGTAAATCCCATATTATTTTGTCTAATTTCATCTGGGATTCCAGGAACAGTTCCAATTATGATTGGATATTGACCGTCTTTTCCGTCAGCAAAAAATCCAAAAACCAATATTCCTTCGGCTGGAGGTTGCACATTTTTATTGCCATATGGAATTATTGGGTGCGCCCAAGGCAGTTTTTCTATCGGGAGTTGATTAATGTCTTCAGTATGCCAACCGAAACAACGAACTTGGCAACGCCCAAGTTCTAATGGGTCTAGGCGATTTTCAACTACACCGAACCACCAAACAAAATTATTTAAACCTAAGAAATCAGTATTCATTGTTAAATTCGTTGGGCTATTTTGTGATAATTACCAGCAGCGCTGCTCAATGGTGCTGCTACAGAATTTTTAGAAAGTTCAATTACTGTTTGCCATGATGCTGGTGTAATAACGTTCCTAATCGCAGAAATTAAGTAAGTGCCAGAATAATATTTATCATAATTTTGTTGATTTTCTTGATCAACACTAAACGCTGGAATTTTAATATTTAAAGTATATCCAACTGAATACAATGGATTTCCTGGTACAACGCAATGTAATTCAGTATTGTTTATTGCTTCTATTAACATTTTTCTTTGCGCTAACATTTCTTCTACATACGTATCGTTAGATCTAACTCTTTTAGAAATAAAATATGGCAAATTTGAGTGATTTTTATTTGTTAACCAATATCTAACTCTAGAGTCATATGCAGCATATAATGGTTCATTTTTTTTGTTGGTGCTTTCGTTAAACGGAAAATATCCATCAATCATAATTTGTTTAGTTTGTTCGTCTAATATTGAAATTTCATTTTTAACATATTTTTGTCTAATTAAATCTAGTGTGTATAGTTTTGAACTATACATTCCTTCTTGAGTTGCTTTATCAATGTCAAAATTATTGTTAAATTTAAATGATTTAATTTTGTTAAGGTTTGAGTATGGGCTTTTATTCGAGTCTACCGTATATGCTGCTCTGTCATAAATTAATTCACCCAATGATGCGCTTTTATAAATGTTCAATAAAGATTGGAAATTAAATCCATTTTTATTTTCATAAAAAAAGAATGGTGAATTAAATTCTCCAAAAGATTGTTCTGCTAGATATTGTATGGCTTCAAGTGGTTTTTTTCTTATCAAAGCAAATTCATTCGGACCTTTAGATTGATCAAAAGCACCAAATTTAGAATTAGAGATCTGTAGATCACTCTTGCAAATTGCTTTAATATAATTACTGGTGTTTTCTCCAGTAAATGATCTAGATATAGATTGTTGATTTGAAAACAATAATTCTTCTGAACAAAAATGCAACACATAAGTTTGTGTTTGAGAAGCAGGAGATTTTTCTCTGTCTGTTATTTTATAAATTCTAAATATCTTTTCATATCTAGAATCTTTACCAGACAATCCAACTTTTTCTACTGCTACCTTTAAAAACTCATTGCCATGAACACTAAACTCACTCAATAAGTTAACACCATCAATTAATTGAATTGTCCCTTTAATAACGTGCTCAAAAATATCTTCATATATGTTAATCACATTAAATATTTTTGTTAAATCTGCGTTTCGACCACTAGAACTAATCAATGTCAATTCTAATATTTTAACGTCATCGGCAGTTCTTGCTGTGTCATTAATCATTCAAAACATTTCCAATATCGCGAATTAAACTCTCCACATATTGTGGCTTTAAAATTTTAATTTGTCTTCTAGATTCGTTTAAATTAGATTCATAGTCATAAACATAAACTGGTTTATATGTAGATTGTACTGTTAACGTTGCAACTATTTGACTTGTTATATCAGAATTATTTGCATAAAATGTGATATTTTCTGTGGTTGGTGAGTCAATTGATTTTGTAACAATAGTATTTGATGAATAATTATATTGGTCTAATGTGACTATACTAGTTTCTGTAGTTGTATGTTTTGATCCGTCAATCTCTGACAACACTTTTTTTACTTCAAGTTCATAGTGGTGAATGCTTGAATATGCTTCTGATATTGAAGAATATCCATATTTTTTAATAATTGTTTTCTCTAATGCGTTTCTGGGCAATGGTAATTCAAAAAGTGGATCACTAATTTGATTAACCATAATAATTATCCAGTGAAGTTCTGGGTCGCCATATTGTTTATATGCAATTATTTCTGGTGTGTCTGTTTCTTCAACTTGATACTTATAAAAACCATAAGCGTTGTCAATTACATCACTTTTTAAACTAAATCGTGCAAATATATTTGTAACAGCTGTTAACGCGCCGTCATTAGTAAGATTGAATGAATATGGAATTTTAGGAAATTGTCTAAAATACATTTAAAATCCTTCTGCTACAGCATTTTGATCTATAATTACTGTTTCTGTAAATCTAAGACTTAATCTAATTTCAACTGGTGCGCCAGTATAGAATGTTGCAAACGAGCCGCCACCAGAATAGTCAATACTAATGTCCTCTAACACACATTTTTTAGTTTTAAATAGAAACGGATTCGAATACCCATGATTCACTCCATCGTAAAATTCTAATTGAAACTGTGATGGTGGAATAAAATATCTGCTCGATGTTCCTGGAGAAATTTGTGGCGCTGCTTGCATTTTTAACACTTGTAAAATAGTTCCTATATCGGAAGATTCTTGGGCATTTCTAGGGATTAATCTAAAGTCTAGTGTAAATTGTCTTAGTCCAGGTGAGTTGTATATGAGTTCTAGTTGTGGGTTAACAGTTCTTCCTGTCGTAGCAAATAACCCAAGTTTTCTAAAGTCCTCAGTGAAGGCGCCAATAGCGCGTCCTGCTGCTTCTGCAATAAATGGATTGGCGCTTTCACCTTTACCATCAGTAGAAGACAATGCTTGTGCTACTAACCCAAATCCAACCAACGCAGAAGTTAAAGACAACTGGTCAAAATTATTTTGATAAGAAACTGCGAGATTCTCGGGCATCGTTAAAGCGATAGCATAACTCAATTGTTCAATGTTTCTTCGCAACGCATAGTTTGTAAGAAGATCTTTTGCTTTTGTAGCAAACGCACCAACATTAAATGTGTTTCCAGTCAATTCGGTTAAACTATTAGTTGCTCCACTCAGAAGTTGTTTTGCTTTATCTGCTGCGGCGGTAGCGGTTGGCGACGCATCAATAGCATTTTGTAATCCAGAAACGCCAACATTCACACCATCAACAATACTATTTGTTGGATCCCCCTCTTCAGTTTGTTGGATAGTTCCAACTGCGCTCTTAAAAATTTTAATAAGAACATATGGCGTATTATCTACTTCGATTGTTGTTGGAAATTTAATTAAAGATAATGCGGAACGATCTAACCCACGATTTTGTATATCTGCTGTCTCGGTGTTTAGTTTATCGGTAACTTGAGTGGTAGTAACTTGCGGTGTGGAGGGATCAGACATTCTAACTGATCCAGTTGTAACTGATCCAGTTGTTGGAAATTGCCCTCTAACTTGATTTTGATCACCATGTCCAACTGGACGCCCACTTACATGAACTGGGAGCGTTGTTCCACTAAAATTCGCGCGACGCTGCGCCTCTGTTGAATTTTTACCAAGAATTATTGCCATTTGCTCTGGAGACAAACCTGCATTGCTCATTATTTTTCCTATAAATACGGTTATGGCTTACAGTGGTAAATTTAGTCCTAAAAATACCAATAAATATTTAGGTGATCCAACAAACATCTGGTACAGATCGTTATGGGAACGCCGAGTTATGGTGCACCTAGATGATAATCCTGGTGTAATCGAATGGTCAAATGAAGAAATCGTTATACCCTATTTATCGCCAGTTGACAACAAAATGCACCGATACTTCCCAGACTTTTTTGTAAGAATGCGCAAAAGATCTGGAATAATTGAATCTATGATTTTAGAAGTTAAGCCTCTTTCGCAAGCCCAGCCACCTAAACGTAAAGCCAGAATTACAAAACAGTATATCCGTGAAGTTGCAACTTGGGGTATAAATGAAGCAAAATGGAACGCTGCAGTAAAATTTTGCGAGAATAGAAATTGGCAATTTAAAGTCATAACAGAGAAAGATTTAGGTCTATAATGTCACTTTTTACAAAAATAAGCAAAGAAATGAGTGCCGCAGGCATTCGCCCGAGAACCGATTCAGCTAGAGCATGGCTAGGTCAAAAAATAGGTCAACTTCGTATTCCATCAGATCGATCTAATGTTCTGAATGATGCTTCTAGAATCTCACCTAAAGCGTTTATTGGTCGTATGTATTTTTACCATTACGATCCAAAATATAAAGATAAATTGCCAGTGTACGATAAATTCCCACTGGTTATTCCTATGGAAATGTATTCGGATGGTTTTTTAGGATTAAATCTACATTATCTAGACCCATACAGCAGACTGGCTCTTTTAGATAAACTATTAGATTTTGCCAATAATGATAAATATAATGACTCGACCAAGTTTAATTTGTCGTATGATTTGCTATCCAGATCGCGTCGATACAAAATGATTGAACCCTGTATTAAAAGATACTTGTTAAGTCACATTCGCTCATCGCTAATTTACATTGAGCCTAACAGTTGGGAAACGGCGATATTTCTTCCAACCGCAAAAATGGTGTATAAAACCTAATGGCGATATCAGATTTCTTTAGAAACTTATTTACCCAACCAACAGAAAACAATCCTGGATTGGAAGAAACTTTAGTCGCGTCAAGAAAATCTTCTGCAATCTACAATATTGATTCTTTTAAAAATCAAAATTTTATAAGAAGTTCTAAATTTGCTATGCAGTTCACGAAAATACCATTGTTCGCGTATAGCGATATACGTGGATTAGATCTTAAAAAACTGATTTTTTTGTGTGATTCGATAGAATTTCCAGGGCAAGTTTTGTCAACAACAGATTATAGAATACCAGGACAGCTAAAGAATAAGATATCTTACGCGAGAGATGTAAACGAAGTTAATTTTAGTTTTTACATTAACGACGAAATACCTGTATACAGAATAATGAGTAATTGGATTTATGGAATTTCATCGACCTCTACACAAAACAGATATTTTGATGAGATTATAGGTTCTGTGGAATTAACTCAATTTGAAGACACGACATACACATCTACGTCATCCCGAAATGCTGTCACAAATATGTACGTTAGATTAATAGATTTGTATCCATTAAATTTACAATCTATGCCGTCTAATTGGGCAGATGAAGGTTATCATAAGGTTAATTGTAGTTTTTACTTTAGAGACATAGAAATAGTTTAAGATTACATAATTATTGGAGATTATTATGCCTTTGCCAAAAATAGATTTGCAAATTTATGAGTTGAAGTTAGTTTCTAAAGAGAAACCTGTTAAGTTTAGACCATTTTTGGTTAAAGAAGAAAAATTACTTTTAATGGCGCTTCAAAATGGAAAAGAAGAAGATATCTTAAAAACAGTAAAACAAGTTATTAATAATTGTCTGTTAGAAGAAATAGATATAGACAAAATACCAATTTTTGATATAGAATATCTTTTCTTGAACATACGCGCTAGATCAGTTGGAGAAAAAGTTGAGTCTTATTTTGTTTGTAAGAATGTTGTTGGAGTAAACAAAAATGAAGAGGGTGAGGAGCAAAGCATAGAGTGTGGGCATATGATGCCAGTGGAAATAAATGTATTAGATATAAAACCACCAATCGACAATATATCAACAAAGATTAAATTCAATCAAACCGTTGGAATGCAATTAAAATTCCCAACTCTAGAAACATATAAGTCTATTCAGTCATTAACGCTATCTGAAGATGTTAACGACTTATACAATATGATTTATGACTGTTGCGAGTATATTTTTGATAATGATGATTTGTTTTATACTAATGAAACGAGTAAAGAAGAATTTATGGGATTCTTAGAGGGATTAACCCAGGAACAATTTACACAAATTACTAACTTTTTTGAATCGTTGCCGACAATTAGTTATGACTTGATACACAATTGTCAAAAGTGTAACTTTCAACACAAATTACATATGGAGGGTCTTTCTGATTTTTTTACCTAACCTTCCGTGGTAAGTCTTTAAAAGATTATTACGGAAACATGTTTACGTTAGTTCATCAATACAAATACACATTGACTGAATTAGAAAACATGGTACCATGGGAACGAGATCTTTATATTGGAATGCTCAATAACTGGGTTAAGGAAGAAACTGAGAAAGCGAAGAAGATAAAATCTGAGCAAGAAGCAAGAATTAATTCAATAATTTCAAAGAAAAAACAGGTTAATAGAAGAAAGTAATGAGCCTAAAGTCAGTCGTATCAAAATTAAATAGTTCGTATAATTCGTTCACTCCTAGCAGATCTATGTCTGTTACAGGAGCAATGCTCGAGAGTTTAAAGTTTAATCTTCGCTTTAGATTTTCTTTATTGGGGATGGTTGCTTCTTTAACAAAGTCGAGTACACTATACAACATTGCTCAGCAGAGATACGTCGACAGAAAAGATACTGATAGAGTTGAAGAAGAGACATCATTTAAAACAAATGTTGTTAATTCAGTAGCAGCATTATCTAGACAAGTTAGTCTTTTACAATCTGTGACAGAAAAAAACTCAGCCATGATTAACATGATTGTTAATGATTTGGGTTATTTTAAGCGCGAGCGAAAAATTAATTTTTTAACAGATAATGCACTAACGCTACAAAACTCCTCTGCGTTCAGAGTACCTTTGAGTAGCAGAACTGTAAAAGGTCAAATAGAACAAATAAACTCTCAATTACAAGAGTTAAAAAAAGGAGGCGTTATTGGTAAACGCGGTAGAGTAGAAGATATTACACAATCTAAATTATTAACTGACTTGGGTAAAGTTGCTGCAGCTGGCGGCATCGCGGCATACCTTGCAAGTCAAGTCGCACAGGGTATGGGTGGAGATAAAACCACTCAACAAATAGTCACTGCTCTTGGAGGTCTTATAGGTGCAGCATCTATTCCAGCAACATCAAAAATTATAGAATATGTGCTTAAACAATCTGTTCCAGTTCTTGGTAAAATTAGTAGAATAGGTCTTGCTGTTACCATGGCGCCAGAAATAATTGGTGGTTCTATTGGCAGAATGGGAGAACGGTTTTCTGGAAAACCAGTTATAGAACGCAATTATCCACCAAATCCGCACCCTCCTGGCTCTATTGAATACACGACATATGAAGCGCAAATAGAGGCACAGAAAAAAATAGATGATGTTAAAAGCACATCACTTCAAATGTTTGATGTTGCGGTTTTAGGTATCACATCATATTATGGTGCCAAGGCATTATCTAAACTTCCTATAGGAAAAGCATTACGAGCACTTAAATCTAGACAAATGCGAAACAAATTCGCTGGTCGTGAATCTTTCAAAGCCAGAATGGATAGATACAGACAATATAATGCTAGTGTTGAACGGTATGATCAAAACCGAGAAAGATTTCGATCTACTCCTCGTCCAAATGCTTCTAGAAGAATGTTAGAAATGCTTTCGCAAAGATCCAGACCAGCTGGTCTTGGAGGATTTTCTCCTGCAGACGAACGAAGAGCACGCGCACAAACAAGAATTGCTGGGAAGACTCCTAGCATGGTGCGAAGAAGCACTACTGCTGTTAGAAGAGTGTTGGGGTCAAAAGGATCAGCAGTGCTAAACAAAATGATGACTGCTTTAAAGGGTAGTTCGTTACTTAGAAAAATTCCTGTTGCTGCTGTGCCATACATTGTGTTAGAGCTTGGTTTAATGTCTTCAACCCAAGAAGACTATGATAGTGGAAGAATTAAAGCAGACGAGTATAAAGAAAATATGACTGGATCGTTAACCAGATTAGTGAATACAGTCGGGGTTGGTGTCATGGGCGCCATAGCAGGTGCTACTGTTGGTACATTTATTGCGGGTCCACTTGGAACATTTGGTGGCGCATTACTTGGATTTGGTGGCAGTATACTTGCCTCTGCGGCGCTAACAGAATCTGGTAGTGATTCTTGGGTCGCTGAAAAACTTTTTGGTATTTTATTTGAAGATAAAATGTTAGACTCAAGTTCGTTAGTCGCTGCTTCTGGAACATCACAAAATCCAGTAAGCGCGCAAATTAACTCACAAGCAAGCAATAATCAAGGTTCTGGATCAGTTAGATCGATTAGAAATAACAATCCTGGAAATTTAAAGTATGCTAAACAACGAGAAGCAACTGGTGTTGACTCAGGCGGTTTTGCTATTTTTCCAACACCCGAAGCTGGATTGCGCGCAATGGAAGCGCAAGTCAGACTTGATACTCAACAAAGAAAAGAAACACTGTATAAATTTATAAGTGAGTATGCGCCTAAAAGTGAGAACGATACTCTTAGATACGTTGATTTCGTGTCAAAACAAACAGGAATACAGCCATACGAACAAATTCCAGATTCAAAAATACCTGAAGTAATGGCAGCTATGATTATGATGGAAGGTGGAAATTCAGCAGTTAGATATTTTGCTAATGCATCTAATGGCGGTGCGCTAAGAATGAGTAGTTCTGGTGCAACTTTGGCGGCATCATTACCAAATCAAGCAGTTGATAAATTGAGTGAAGATCAAGCAATACTAAAATACTTTATATCTTTAGGCGCAAACTCTGTAGCCCAAAGACCACTTATGAACGACGCTTCATCAGTAGCGCAGGCAACGAATGAATCTGCTGTAGCAGAGGGTAAAGCGGATGCTGCATTGGCAGCAATTAAAGGAACTCTACAAGAAGTTACACGAATTGCTCAAGACGTCAAAATCCTACAACAAAAAAACAATATGGACTCCCCATTTCCACAAGTTAGACCTGCATAAAAAAGGGGGGACCGAAGTCCCCCCGAAAACATCAACAGTTTTCTAAAACAAATTACTCAGCAGCCAGCTTCTCGAAGAATGCCATATCATCGTCTTCGACGGTAACGTCTTCAGCAGTTGCCTTCTTAGCAGGAGCCGAACGAATCACGGGAGCAGATGTTTCCTCATCATCGATCTTGCGAGCAGCAGCAGCCGTTGAGCCACCAGCGCCAAGAACCTTATCCAACTTCGCCTTGAGTTCATCATAGGACTTGAAGTTATCAGGCTTCAAGAAATCCTTGAGTGAATGCGCAGACTTCCAAACCTGCTCGATCTTCGTGTCGTCACCATTCAACAATGCAGCAGGAGATTCAAACTCCGACTTGTCATAGTTACGATAGCCTTCGACATTACGAATCTTGACCTTGAAGTTTGCACCCTTCCAGAAATCGAAAGGATTCATTGGAGTTTCATCAGCAAACTGTGGCTCAAGTTGCTCCTTAATCTTGTCGAAAATCTTCTTTCCGAACTTGTAAAGAAAAACCTTGCCTTCATTTTGCGGACGCTTTGCGTCAGAAATCACAAGAACATTTGCGATGTAGGTCAACTTGCGCTTCTGCTTACGAGCAATTTCCTTGTTGGCTTCAACGCCAGAATTCCAAAGAACTGTGTTGTACTCAGAAACAGGGTCAGTTTTGCCAAGAGTTGTGAGAGAATTCTCAATATACCAACCACCTGGACCTTGGAATCCGTGAGACCAGATTTGAACCCAAGGAAGACCATCTTCACCGTCGACGGCTGGAGTGTCAAGGAAACGAATTACTGCGTATCCATTGCCAGCGGCATCAACTTCTGGTTGCCAAAAACGATCATCAACGTTCTTGCCACCACCATTACCTGCTGAAGATGCTTCAACTGCCTTCTTCAATTTGTCAAGGGACGAACCCT